CAAAGCTTGTGCTGTTTGCCAGTTCTTTTGACGAGCTATTTTTTGAGAACGATTCAAATGGCATAAAGTATAAATATATTGATCTCGCCCTTAAAACGGGAGGCCAAAAAAGCTTTGACCCCGATAAAATCAGCCCACAATTGAGAGATGTTGCTATCGAAAATATGGCGAAATTGAACTTTCGCCTAAAAGCGATAGTAGGCTGGGCCAATCCCGTAGAGATAAAGAAAAGTCAGATACTTAGAGCGGCGGAATACAAAGAACTATCAAAAGAGTGCAAAGTAGAGGATATCAATAAGCTAAAGAATAGTGAGGAAGCGCTAAAAACAATAAAAGACGAAAAGAAACAAAATTTAAAGTTTTTGATAACGAAACTCTTAGAGGAGGGCAAAATAAGAGTTTACGAAGAAGACATAGCAGAACTAAAAAACTATAAAAGAGGCGGCTCGCTTCGTAAATTGTCGGACGAAAGGCTACTAGAATGGTTTAACGCCAATATATACCCTAATGCTTCCGACTCAGATGGCCCATTGCGCGCGCTGAACGAAGCCGACGAAGCCGACGCGGTTATTGATACTGTCGTTGAAGGAGAAGAAAGTGAAAGATCCGTTCGACCGGTTGACTATAACGGGGTTGTTTCCTTTGTCTACGTTTCGGATTTGGTTGATGTAATACTGAAACATATTGGAGAGATGCTAGATTTTGTTATAAAGGATCCTGAAATACCGCCCGAAGATGTAATAAAATATAAGAGGTATAAATCAAATTTTCAAAAACTTAGAATACTATTGGGGCCGATAGAACTAGTAAACTCCATGATAGACGGAAGTGAGTATTATTTTGTAACATTGGGCGATATTCCGATTTCTATTCGGTATCTTATGGAGTGGTTGACAACAAAAATGTTAAAAAACGACAGGCAGACCTATCCCCTATCCAAATTTCTTAATGATCTTTTCAACGAACTGCTAACAAATTTCTTGAATAACGATACCTGCTTTGATGGGCGTTCAAAACAAAAAACAAGACTATTCCAAACATCCTTAACAGAATATAAAACAGGCGAGGTAGACTCGATAACAACTGCAATAGGCAATTCAAAGCCTCCGAGATTGGATGTGGGCAAGGCCGGCGTTATTCCAGTTTTAAATATCGCAGGGCCCCGCAATAATCCGGGCGGCGACGGCGGTTTTGATAATGAAATTAATTTCATGACTTACTTTGCTGGTCGCACGCAGCCCACAGACAAAATGACAGGCGATCGAGAAGAGGATCACAAAAGAGGTATTTGGCATTATGGCATCGGCAGAGACAGGGGTATTATAAAAACTATTCAACTTCAAAAAAATGAAGCCCCAGGCTTGGCAGAAACACGCTTTGAACAAGAGGGCTATGATGGCTTAAAGCAGTTGAGAGTGCTATATCATACGAATGTAAAAACTTTTCTTGATGTCAACTCATTTCCCGGTTCTTATATCTATATTGTTCCCGAAAGTTTTGCTCCAGGCACTCAAGAAGAATTAACCCAGTATGGAATTGGTGGCTATAACATGATTGTGAAATCAGAACATACATTGGGCCCGGGCCTTGCCGAAACCTCCATAACAGCAAAATGGGTAGCGGAGATAGATGGCGAAGAGACGAGAACGACGACAAGAAGCGACGGCTCAGAAGAAACTAAAAAAAGCCCAAAGAAATGCTATGGAGCCGAAACGGGGAGAATTAGCTCTCTCGATTCTTTTGAAACAAGAGCTTTGGACAGAACATTTTTTGAAAATTATATAGAACCGATAGCGGGCGATGAGTAGAGGGATAATAATGTCAAAATTCCTAGCAGAAAACAACTCAGAAAGCACACTTCTTTTGTTCAATAAGAGAATATTCTACAATAATCTTGTTGATAATCCGCAAAACAATGTTGAGGATTTTATAGCAGAAAAATTCATGTATGGGAGAGTTAATAGAAGATTCGTTCCAATTTATGTACCGGGCGACAGTAAATTCAGATTAAAGAGCTTTAACCCGGTAATGGCCCAAGAAAGAAATATGCGCGCGCTCAATTTTGTCGTTGATGCTTTCGAAGCCATGGCCCGCCAATTTGATAAATGCGCGTCTATAGGGCAAATAAAGACAACAGACCCCTATCTAAGCCGGCTTAAGGTGTACAAGGCTTATCAAGATCCAAAAATAATCTACCAAAATCACCTAAACCAGACTACTCAAAGATTAAAGAGAGCCAACAAGAGAAGCAAGAAGAAAATAGAAGATTTTGAGCAATTTAGAGAACTGTTAATTAGAAATACTAAAGCTAGCGGCCTTAACGTGCCCTTTACATTTCCTGCTTTTTTAAAAAGTAGAAGGTGCCCGATGAATGTATCGGGACTTGTTATAGAAATAGCAGATCTGGACGCTTCCAACGATCATGAAAAAGCAAAACAGTTTGTTCAGAGCAAGAATTGGCAGTTCTTTGTTAACGCCGCGCGCACATACGGCTTCATGATAGACAAAAACGTTCCGTGGAGGCTAATCGCTGATATCGGCGTTTCTCCGGTGGTAAGCCCTATGATCGAATATGCAGCGGTGTACGGTGCGGACACAACAGACAAGATACTTTTCAGATATTTCGCGCCATCATATGTCAATTATTATTCATCTTTTCAGAGCCGGCTGCTAAATATTTACAATACGGTAAAAACGCGCAATATACAATATACAATTGAATGCGGCGGAAAAACAGTGTCAAAGGTAAAAAAGCCAAGAGATTACAGAGACTTATCGACTTTACAATCTCTTTACAGCGAAGCATACTTTTTGGAGCTATATTGTAGTATAAGGATGCTGGAAGAAGAGTCCAACATCGCAGAAAATGATCAGAAATTAACAATAAATGACGTAATAAAGATGGTTGATTTCTCTAATAAATACAAAGCGATAGCACAATTTGAGCGATACCTGAATAAACCATTTGACTATCAGGGCTCCTTGAGTTATTATAGTAGACGAGCACAAGCTAAAATTCTGGAGTAAATTTGTATTTTCAAGCGCTTGACGATAAGAGCGAGTGTGTTGGGGTATACGTTAATGGCGAATTGCATTTCAAAGAATCGCCGGCAAACCTCACGAAGACCTGGAAGTATTCTGGTTCCATAGGCGATCCAAGTGTAGAATACGCATGGCTTTACTGTCACGGTAAGAAATTGGAAGAGGTGTGCCCAAAGACCTTGGCGGAAGAATTAAAGCGCGCTCAAAAGAAGTTCGGCGCCTATTTAAAAAGCTTTAGGCTAGCGAAAATCAATCTCAACGACAATTGTTTTTTTGATCTGGTTCCTGAAAGCTTTCTGATGGAATTTTGCGAGGTCAAAAATAAAATCACAAAGCATGTTTTCGAAACTTACGATAGGCCGCCAAATTACCAATTTCTCGATGGCGTTCAAAAACTTTTGCACAAGATGCGTTACCGAGAACTTAATGTTAACAAGGTAGATTGCCGCTCTCTTTATTACAGTTCCGAAGGGCGGCTCACCGCGAACGACCTGATCGAAAACCGACGTTATATGGACTATAACCTGTTCGGGACGGTCACAGGACGGCTCACAACGCTGCCAAATTCTTTTCCCATACTGACGGTCAAGAAAAAATTTAGGAAGCTTCTGAAGCCCCACAACGACTGGTTTTTGTCTCTGGATTACAATGCTGCGGAGATCAGGACATTTATTTCTCTGGCCGGCCAGGAGCAGCCCCAAGAAGATATCCACAATTGGAACATCAAAAATATTTTTGACAATAAATGCAACAGGGCCGACGCTAAAGCCTTGTTTTTCTCTTGGTTTTATAATCCGGAGTCAAATCTGATCCAAAAAGATTGCTACGATCGAAAGAAAGTGCTTGACAAATGGTTCAAACAAGGCTATATTGTTACTCCAAGGAAGAGAAAAATCATAGTCGATGAGAGAAGGGCTTTAAGTTACTTAATCCAAAGTGATACCTCTGATCGCGTTCTGAGCAGGGCCGTCGAAATTGACAGGTTGCTGGAGAAACGTTCATCGTTCGTATCACATATAGTCCACGATGAAATAGTAATCGACTATAAAGAAAAAGACCAAGACTACGTTTTGAAAATCAAACAGATTTTTGAAAAGGACAATTTTAAGGCTAACGTCGCCGTTGGCAAAAACTACCTCGATTTCAAGGAATTAAATATATGATTTCAGTAATCGGCTTGGGTTCTGCGGGCTCCAGATTGGCAAAAGGCTTTTCAGGAGCGCCGCAATACAAAGTTTATTGTTTGAGCGACGAAATTAAGCGTTCGTCTAAATACAACCTTAAACTAAAAAAATATGAAACGCCCGAAGAGTACGAAGAAAATGTGCCTGACGTTACAGATTTTTTTAGCGATGTCGATGAAGACGTTCAATTCTTCATAGCCGGCGCCTCCTTCAGTTCTAATTATTCTTTGGGCATTCTAAGCCAAATCAAGGATAAGAATATTGATTTATTTTATATTAAGCCGGATATCGAACTCCTGTCGGGGCTTCCTAAATTAATGGAAAGGGCCGTATTCGGGGTTATGCAGGAATACGCGCGTTCTGGTTTATTTAAAAGCTTTACAATTATCTCCAATCTGAAATTGGAGGAAATTATACAGAATGTGCCGGTTAAGAAGTATTACGAAACTCTAAATGACACGATTCAGTCTGCAATTCATTATGTAAACTTTTTCGATCACAATGAGCCGGAAATAGGTATTATGGCAAAACCGTCAGAAATTTGCCGTATAAGAACGTTCGGCGTTTTGAGCATGGAAAATCTTGAAGAAAAATGGTTTTTTGACCTTGACATCGAGAGAGAAGTGTGCTATTATCTATGTATAAATAAGGAAAGATTATTGACAGACGGCAATTTACATAAGCGGTATGTGGACATTCTCAAACAAAAGCCACGGAATGCTTTTAGGAATATCTCATATGCTATTTATGAAACCGATCTGGAAAGAGACTTTGGGTTCTGTGTTGCTCGTACCAATGCAGTTCAACAAAACGCTTGACATGTTAAGTCGAGTGTGTTACAATAGATGCCAAGGAATGCTTGGCATACTTTACCCATCAAAAGGAGAAAAAAATGGGAATTAATATGGAGCTTATGCGCCGCAAGCTCGCAATTTTGCGCGGTGATTTCAAGGACAATGGGCCTTCGGTATGGTTTAAGCCGGATGAGGGCGATACTGATATTCGTATCGTCCCCAATAACGATGGTGACCCGCTGAAGGAGATGTTTTTCCACTACAATGTGGGCAATCACCGGGGCGGCGTTTTGTGCCCGAAGCGCAACTTCGGTGAGGGCTGTCCGATTTGTGAATTCGCGACCCAATTGTGGCGTGAAGGAACGGATCAGAATGATGAAGAAAGCAAGAAGCTGGCGAAACAACTGTTTGTTAGAACGCGCTACTTCTCTCCGGTGGTGGTGCGCGGCTACGAATCCGAAGGAATTAAGGTGTATGGCTATGGAAAGCGTGCCTATGAGGCGCTTCTGGGCTATATTCTTGATCCGGAATACGGGGATATCACAGATGCCAACGAGGGCACTGATATCACCCTGACCTATACGAAGCCGAGTCATCCCGGCGCCTATCCACAAACAAATCTCAAGATGCGGAGAAACACAACGCCGCTCCTGCCTGACGTGGAAGCGATTCCCTCGCTTCTCGATGGCATGCCCGACTTTGATGGTCTTTGGGACCGCCTGAGTAGCGCCCAGGTCGGAGCCATTCTTGATGAGCAGCTTTCCAGCGATGATTCTGCGGAGAGTCGTTCCTCGGAAACCACACAGTATGGCGCCGGCACAAGCCGGGTTGATAAGGCGTTTAAGGAATTGATGAGCGGCACGTAAAAAAATAAGTGGGGGGCGGGCGCTGCTAGCAGACCAGTTGTAAAATAGTCTGCCACAGCCAGTTATGGTAACTCTTTGGGTGTCAACTTCAAAGAGGCCAGATTCGATTTCTGGGCTGGCGATTGCCAAACAAAAGGAGAGCATATGTACCGTAGGTATTATTTTAAGACATCAGATTCGATTGGGCGAGATACACCGGCCAATAATTTGCTAAGTAGTATGTTTTATGATTCGGCTTATAGCGGGGAGTACCCTGGAATAAATATCAATAGCACGCTTGAGGAGACGCGGATTGAGGTCACCATCCCGGGAATTCCGAAGGATGATATATTAATAGAACTGGAGGGCGAGATTCTTACTGTTTCTGTTGATACTGCGGAGATGCCGGCTAGCGGCAGGATCATCGGGTCCGAGCGCTTTTCTAGATCGGTAGAACTCCCCCTCGATTCTGATTTAGAAAATATAAGTGCTAATCACAACAATGGGATTTTAATTGTACTAGTGCCCAAACTGAGTGTCGCCCCCATTCCACATCGAACTATCAAAATTTCATAAGGGAGATGTATGGCAAAAAAGAAAACGAAACCCGGGCGAGTATCCACACAAGACTTGATGAAGCTTATCAACAAGAAAGCTGGGAGAAATATTGCATATGATTTGACCGGCGAAAATCCAACCGAAGTTAAAGAGTGGATTCCAACTGGTTCACGCTGGCTAGATTCCATAATATGCAAAGGGCACTTGGCCGGCATACCCGTTGGTAAGGTTTCTGAAATTGCCGGCCTCGAGTCTACTGGTAAATCCTATATGGCGGCTCAAATAGCGGCCAACGCTCAGAAACAGGGCAAGATTGTCGTATACTTCGATTCTGAATCGGCTATCGATCCAGATTTCTTAGAGAGGGCCGGCTGCGATCTGAATAAATTGATATATATCCAGGCGGCGTCCGTTGAACTAGTGTTGGAGACGATCGAAGAGCTATTAGCTGCCTCTGATGACAAGCTTTTGTTTATTTGGGATTCGCTAGCTCTCACGCCTTCGATATCTGATATCGAAGGGGACTTTAACCCGCAGTCTTCGATGGCAGTGAAGCCACGTATACTTGCGAAGGGCATGTCCAAACTTGTTATACCGATTGCCGATAAGCAGGCGACCATGCTAGTTCTGAATCAGCTTAAAACGAATATCCCTTCGGGCCCAAATGCGCGCATCATAGCTATGACAACCCCTTACACCACTCCCGGTGGAAAGGCGATGCATTATTCGTATTCATTGCGAATTTGGCTTACCGGGAGAAAGGCGAAGAGCGCATTCGTTGCTGACGAGCGAGGCTTTCGGATCGGCTCAGAAGTCAAATGCAAGCTAGAGAAATCTAGATTCGGGACACAGGGACGTTCGTGTGTTTTTCGAATTTTGTGGGGAACGGATGATATTGGTATCCGCGATGAAGAAAGCTGGTTTGACGCCATTAAGGGCTCAGAATATATCACTAGCGCTGGCTCCTGGTACACCCTTGCGATGGAAGACGGATACACTAAAAAGTTCCAACCGTCTAAGTGGACTGAGTTAATTTTGTCTGATGACGATTTTAAAGAACGCATCATACACTTGATGGACAAGGAAATAATTCAGAAATTCCATTTGCGCGAAGGGAGCGCCGAAGCCTTTTATTCGGAACCGGGAGAGTTAACGGTTCCGCTTAAACTCAGCGGCAGCGACGAAAATAACGCTTGACTTTGTGCCTCCCGATCGGTTATAATAGGTTAACCGATCGGGAGGTTATTTGTCAGACGTAAGAAGTATCGAAAGTATTCATCTTTATACCGGTAAGATTCGCCGCTATATGAATTTGGCGAAAAGAGTCGCCTACCAGTCGTGTTTTCCGGATTATAGACACGGCGCCGTTTTGGTAAAGGGCGGCAGCGTACTTAATACTGCACACAACAAATCCAACTTTTCCTCTTTTGGCAGAAGGTTCCGAAGGGCGAAAAACGGCAAGGCTACAGTCCACGCCGAACTAGGTGCTATTTTGGGATTGGATCGCTCCATTACAGAGGGCGCTGTAGTTTATGTTGCCAGAATAGGCGCCACGGGCGACTTCAAATTGAGCAAACCTTGCCCGATGTGCCATTCCGCAATGAAATACGTCGGGGTAAAGCGTGTAGTATACACAATTAATAGTCAAATTACAGGGAGCTATAAGCTATGAAAAGAGTATTGGTAATAGATGCGCTAAACGCATATTTGAGGGCGTATATCGTTGACCCCTCCCTATCAACTAACGGCCAGCCGATCGGCGGCATTAAAGGCTTCTTTAAAATTCTACAGAAACTCGTTAAGGACACGAAGCCCGATGAGATAGTGATAGCGTGGGATGGGCCTGATGGCTCTAGAAAGCGCAAGGATATGGATAAAAACTATAAGAAGGGTAGGAAGCCGATCAAATTAAATCGAGCCTTCCATAACCTTACAGGGCCAGAAGAGCTTGAAAACAAATTTTGGCAGCAGGGCCGGGTTATGGAATATTTAAACAGNATGCCCATACTTCAGATAATTCTTCCAAAGATCGAAGCCGATGATATAATAGCATATGTTACCCAGATGGATTATTATAAAGGATGGCAAAAAATTATTGTTTCGAATGATAAAGACTTTATGCAGTTGTGCGATGACGAGACAGTCCTACTTCGCTCTGTCAAAAAAGAGGTTTTAAACAAGAGCAGGATTATCGATCAAGTTGGTATACATCCGGTTAATATGGCTCTGGCTCGAGCCATTATTGGAGACGCTTCTGATAATCTCCCCGGGATTACCGGCGCTGGCTTTAAAACCGTTGCAAAGCGGTTAAATTTTCTTGCATCGGAGAAAGCCCACACGATCCAAGATGTTATGGACTTTTGCCGGGAAACCGATAGCAAGCTTAAAGTCTTCTCGAGAATTTTAGAGGGGAAGGAGATTATCGAACATAATTATAAGATGATGCAATTATACGNCCCCCTGATGTCCTTTCAATCAAAGATGCACGTCAAGGAATCGATTGAGAATTTTGATAGCACATTCAACAAGACCGCAATTATTCGCATGATGAAAGAAGATGGTTTCGGGGAATTGAATTGGGAAGAACTTAAAGCGAATCTTAACCGAATCAGCTTTATGCAAAAAAGCACCACATCAGCGGCTAGCTGAATTCAATGTCGAGCGACAAACCAACCTTGAGGAGTATTAATGGCTGCTGAAAATATAAATTTTAGTAGATACGGCAAGGCGTTCCAAGAGGGCCTAGTACAGCTAATCTTTGAAGATCGTTCGTTTGCAGATCAGATTACTGAAGTTTTAGATGTCAATTTTTTAGATCTTAGATATCTTCGAATTTTTGTTCGCATGATTATAAGCTATCGCACCAAATATGATAGACATCCCTCGGTCGAAACCCTCATGGCGATAATAGAGACTGAGCTTGATAACGAGGACGAGGTTACACAAAAGCAAATAAAAGATTATTTTATTCGGATTCACACAAAAGAAGTGAGCGATATCGGCTACATTAAAGAGCAGTCGATTGATTTTTGCAGAAAACAGAATCTAAAGGAGGCAATGCTGAAGTCTGTTGGACTGCTGCAATCGTGCTCCTTCGATGAAATTTCCAGTACGATTAACGAGGCACTCAAGCTTGGGTCAGAAACTAATTTTGGTTATGATTATATGGCGGATTTTGAGGAGCGATTCCTGCCCAAGTTCCGCAATCCCGTGACAACTGGCTGGCCCGAAATAGATAGTATTTGTGGTGGTGGCTTGGGCAAAAAAGAACTAGGAGTGGTTATCGCGCCCACTGGCGCTGGTAAATCCATGGCGCTAGTTCACCTCGGCGCGCAGGCTTTGCGGGAAGGTAAAAACGTTGTGCATTATACCCTCGAGCTTCAAGACACTGTTGTCGCTAGTAGATACGACAGTTGCTTAACCGGGTACCCACTTTCCGATCTGATCAACTTTAAAGAAGAAATCTATAAAGAGATCCGAGAAATCAAAGGCGCACTGATAGTTAAAGAGTATCCTTCAAAATCTGCTAGCACAAACACTATCCGCGCGCACCTGAGCCGACTAGTTAAGAGGGGCATAAAGCCGGGACTAATTATTGTAGATTACGGAGACTTACTAAGGCCCGTGGTGATACGGAAAGAGAAGAGAAACGAATTAGAATCGATTTACGAAGAAATGAGAGCCCTCTGCAGCGAATTTGGCTGTCCTTTGTGGACTGCATCGCAGACAAACCGTAGTGGCCTCAATATGGAAGTGATCACGATGGAACAAATATCTGAAGCCTTTAGCAAGTGTTTTGTGGCGGATTTTATTTTCTCCATCTCCCGCACCATTGAGGACAAACAGAAGAACCAGGGCAAGATCTTTATTGCCAAAAACAGAAACGGGCCCGATGGCATAGTATACCCGATTTTTATGGACACCTCAAACGTAAATATTAAAATCTTGCCGGCCCCCGGGCCCGCACATACAGCCGGCCCGATCCCTCTCAATCCCGTTGTATTGAGCGCGGCCGCGCAGAAAGAACTTTTACAAAAAAAGTACCAAAAATTAAGAAGAAAAGGAGCTTGAACCGCATGAGAACTCTACAAAATATTCGTAGATTTAGACTATCAGACACTTTCGTTGATCCCTATAAAACTAAAAAAGTGCCGTGGGGCCCTCTGGGTTATGTAACGTTCAAACGCACGTATGCGCGCCGGCTCAATGAATTTGAGCCGACCGCCACCGGTACCGAAGAATGGTGGCAAACTTGTCGGCGCGTGATAGAGGGCATGTTTAATATGCAGAAGAAGCATATTTATGCCCTTGGGCTCGAGTGGAACGATAGCAAGGCCCAGCGAACAGCGAAAGATGCCTTCGAACGTCTATTTTTTCTGAAGTGGACGCCACCCGGTCGCGGCCTTTGGATGATGGGTACAAAATTTGTTGATGAGCGCACGGCGGCCGGATTATATAATTGCGCTTTCCGCTCGACAAAGGATCTCCCCTACAAGGGTGGATACCTTTTCGCATGGATGATGGACGCCTTGATGGTGGGCATTGGGGTCGGGTTCGATACCGAAGGCGCCGGCACAATTACGATCAAAGAACCACAATATACGAGCGAGACTGAGATAATTGATGATTCACGCGAGGGCTGGGTAGAGTCGGTGCATGTGCTATTGGATGGCTTTTTCTTTGGGGGAAAAGTTCCCATATTTGACTATTCGGCCATTCGACCGGAGGGCGCCCTTATTCGCGGGTTCGGAGGAACCGCTAGCGGCTGCGGACCCCTAAGAGAGCTACATGAGAATCTTAAAGGGCTTTACTCCGGAAAAATAGGAGAACTGATCAGTTCTGTAGACATTGTTGACACTGAGAACCTGATCGGGCGCTGTGTCGTGGCTGGGAACGTGCGCCGCTCAGCGGCATTGGCCATGGGGCGCCATGATGACAAGCACTATCTCCAAATGAAAAACGATCAAGAAAAACTCTATCATCATCGCTGGGGCTCTAACAATTCTTTTCACGCCGTTGTCGGGATGGATTACACGTGGCATGCTGAGCAGAGCCAAAAGAACGGCGAGCCGGGATATATTTGGCTGGATAACGCGAGAACGAGAGGGCGCTTCAAGGAGTCAGAGCGGTATGACGATATCAATGTTGCGGGGTTCAATCCCTGCGTCGAACAACAATTAGAGGATGCAGAGTTGTGCTGCTTGGTGGAGACTTTTCCGGCCAAACATGATGATCTGGAAGACTACTTAAAGACTTTGAAAATTGCATATCTTTATGGTAAAACAGTGACGCTTAGTAATACTCACTGGCCGGAAACAAACGCCAAAATGCTCAAAAATCGGCGCATTGGCCTTTCCCAGTCGGGTGTTGTCCAGGCTTTTAATAAATTCGGACGCAGGACTGTTTATAGTTGGTGTGATCGGGCGTATGAACATGTTAAGCAGTTGGATGAAGAATACTCCAATTGGTTTTGTATTCCCAAGTCGGTTCGAACGACATCAATTAAGCCGTCTGGAACGGTTTCGCTTTTGAACGGATCGACGCCCGGAATCCACTTTCCAGAGAGTGAGTACTATATTAGACGAATTCGCTTCTCCAAAGATTCAGAGTTGTTGGGGGTTTTGAAAAATTCAGGCTATAATGTTGAGGATGATGAATATTCGCCAAACACAGCAGTTGTAGAGTTCCCGATTCGTGAGCCGTATTTTGATAAAAGCAAAAAGGATGTTTCTATGTGGGAGCAGCTAGAGATCGCCGCTCAGTACCAACATTATTGGGCGGATAATTCAGTATCGGTAACAGTGACGTTTAAGCCGGAAGAGGCATCACAAATTAAAAATGCACTAGAAATGTATGAAACAAGATTGAAAGCGGTGTCTTTCCTAAAATATGAGGAAACCGGCTATTTACAGGCGCCTTACGAGCCGATCACGAAAGAGCGCTACGAGGAGTTATACGCGAAAGCAACGCCTATTCAGCGCTTTGAAAGCAATCAGGGCGGCGCCGGTACAAAATTTTGTGATGGCGAGTCTTGCGTAATATAGTTTTAACGATAAAGGGAGACTTATGTTTAAACCAGTTAACAGGCATTTTTTAGTAGAACTTCCAGCGCCGGAAGACGGAGGCGACTCTATTGTTTTGCTGCCAGAAAATTATAAAAAGCCGAATGCTCGTTACGGCGTTGTTAGTGTGCGTGAGATCGCGCCTGACGTGAGGATGAGTTGTTATCCGCACGATGAATTAATTGTTGATTTGCGCATGATAGAAGAGATACGACATGAGAATCATGTGTGGCACGTGATTCTGGAAAATCACGTCGTAGGAATACTAAAAGGAGAAGAGTAAATCATGGACAAGGATTTTTATAACAAATCGTCAGCGACCCAATTGGGCTGGCGGCCCTCTTGGTTCGGAGAGAAGTATTTTGATGATAAGCTGGTGCGCGCAATTAAGAAGTGGCAGAAATCCAACGGCTTGGCCGCCGATGGTTTGTGCGGACCATCGACGTTCCGGCGCGTTTGGACAGAAAGGCAAGCAGAGATTGATGAGCATAAGCCAAATAATGTACATTATTCAAACCATCTCGTTTACAATGGCAATTTTATTCCGGTTGAGTGGGATAAGGTAATTTTGTGGTCAGAAGACAGCGGATTAGAAGCAAAGGCGGGAAACTATTACGACTATTCCGGCCGCGCCGATCGCAATATTAGCCTTTTTGTAAATCACTGGGACGTTTGTCTGAATTCTCACTCATGTGACGATATTCTAGACAGGAGGGGTGCATCGGTTCACTTTTTAATTGACAACGATGGTACAATATATCAAACTTTAGATATACAACACGGCGCATGGCATGCTGGGAACGTTAATCGCAAGTCGGTTGGCGTAGAAATCAGTAATGCATATTACCCCAAATACCAAGACTGGTATGAGAGAAACGGATACGGCCCTCGCGCTCTGGTGGAAGGTGCCGTCGTTCATGGCAGTAAGCTGGAGCCCTTTATGGACTTTTATCCTATTCAGATCGAGGCCCTAAAGGCTTTGTGGGCGGCGATACACAAGGCTACTGGTATTCCTTATAAAACCTTGATTGGCTCAGACGGCTTTACTTCGAAAAAGTATGAGCCCGCCGCCACCTACGGTAATTTTAGTGGCTTCATTTCTCACTATCATGTGAGCAAGAATAAGATTGATTGCGCCAACTTAGACATTAAAAAGCTGCTGACAGAAATATGACTTGACAAACCGGCCAAAAGCGGCTATATTGTTATGTATGGAGGATAAATGTTTGAGTATTCCAAGTCGATTGATTTGTATAATGACGGAATCGGTAAGGTTGAATATGTGCAGCATATGGGAGAAGATCTCACCGTCGTCAATAGTGCGAGAGTGTCGTTCGGGGCGCGAAAAGAGGAATTAGATGAGAAAGACAAGAGACTTATTAAATACCTTATCAAACATAGGCACACTTCTACGCTTGAGCATAATGCTGTCACTTTCAGGTTTCTTGTTCCTCTCTATGTTCGCTCTCAGCATCATCGCCATAGGACTTGGAGTTACAACGAGATTAGCCGCCGCTATACTGATGTAAACATCCAGTTTTACGAACCCAAAGAGTTTAGAACACAGCACAAGAGCAACCGACAGGCAAGCAATGCCGAAGAGTTGATTGATCCACAAATTACAAGAATCTTTGAACCCCTGCCTGCTTCAAAAATAGTAAAAGATCATCATCAAGCAAGCCTTGCTCTGTATGAAATGTTGATTGAAGCAGGCGTTTGCCGAGAACAAGCAAGAGGGGTTCTACCACAGAATCTCTACACCGAATACTACGGCACAGTCAATCTATCTAACCTTTTGAAGTTCATTGACCTTCGCACACACGAAGGGGCGCAATGGGAGATTGTGAAAGTTGCTGAAGCCTGTCTAGAGATTGCTACTGATCTGTTCCCTGTAACTGTGGGTGCTTATCGTAGAATTAGGAACGAAGAATGACCGAAGTTGAAATTTGTCCCGCCGGGCATGATGATCTTTACGAGATCACAGTAAATAACCCTATTGGTTTTGAGGTTGATTATTGGGAGGCAAGCAGTTTTTCTTTGTCATTCACGATGACCGCTGATGACATAGAAAGGCTTATAAGTCAATATCTAAAGGAGTGCGAAGAATGAGAAAAGAACTAGAAGACAAACTTATAGAGAAGTATCCGGAGATTTTTTGCCAAAAGTCCCTGCCAATGAGCCAGACCGCCATGTGTTGGGGCATAGAAACGGGTAATGGCTGGTTTGGACTGATCAGCGCTCTTTGTTCTTGCATTGACAATCACGTTAAGAATCGACCGGCGCTTGCAGTTGAAGCCGTGCAGGTTAAGGAGAAATACGGCGGCCTTCGTTTTTATATCAATGGTGGCGATGATTTTGTTGAAGGGCTGATAGAGATGGCCGAAACAATGTCCTATAGAATTTGTGATGTTTGCGGGGCCCCGGGTAAGCGCAGCGGGCGAGGCTGGATTACTACTCGCTGCGACAAGCATTTCGGCGCTCTGGGACGGCTCAATCATGATGGCGCAGAAAATGAATGAAGACCTGAAACAAGAATTGGGCGCCGCCGGAGTTGCCTTTGTCGAATCAGTGAAACAATCAATTCACATGTCAGGCTCCCATGGGTTTTGGCTGCGCGCTGAAGCGGAACTTCTCAGTCAATTCCGAGATATTTTGATGAAGCACAAAGGCGCCCACGCTACGGAAGAACTAGTGTTTTACAGCCTCATATTAGGGCAAGCAATCCAGCGAACAATGGACGATTTACACAAGTTTGATAAGGGGCCCGGGGAAGAATAATGCCTTGCCCGGCGTCTACAATTAAAAAAGAAAATATCACGCTTCGGCGTAGACTGAATTTTCTTTTGGATAGCCTTGAGAGGAGGAAATTCTGTTATTCTGTGTTGGCTGAATACCGGGCGAAATATTCCAGCGAAGAAATAGAAAATTTAAAACCCTTAGAGGGGGAGGGCAAAAAATGAAAGTAATTGCATTAAAGTGTAATAATTGTCATACTATAATTTTTTCCAGAGCAAGACACGATATGAGGGGCTGCTCATGCTGGAGCGCTAGTCCTGATAATCCCGGGATTGCGATTGACGGGGGATTTGAATATTGTAAAGTTAGCCATGGCTCAAAATCAAAATATAGTGTTATTTCTAATTATGACATTGGCGAAATTAGCAAAGAAGCCCTTTATCATGACTGGAATATGCAAAATGATAATTATGGCTTGATTATGGAGAACGAAGACACTACAAGATGGTATAACTGCCCTCATTGTGATGCGGGATACCCAGACCAAGAGTGTATTTGTAAGGAGAACGAAGAATGAGTAAGAAAAAGCCTATCGCTAGGGTTTGGGCCAACTCAAAATCTTATCTAATTTATAAACTTCCTGTAATGGGAGAAGTTGCTGATAAAATAGAGTTATACCGACCCCTAACGGCGAATGAAAAAACGTGTATAGAACCCCTCATTATTGATGCCGAAGTTGTATTATGCTATAAGAAAGAAGAGCTGTGATAGAGTATGACAAGATAGTGATCGGCGGCTCATTAAAAGCAATTATGTTTGCTTTTAATAATTTTTTGCCAGTTTTCTTCTCAGAAGGGCAAAGGCCCTTCCGGTTTGATTATTTTGAGCCCGGGATAGACTTTTCTTTTCTTAAGCTTGAGGATTCTGAAAAAACTTTAAAGACCTTCGAAAACGACAAAGTTGTTGGCATGCCGAAGTGGCTTCTTTGGGAAAGGCTGATTTTTATACTTTCTTGTTTCGGCAAAGTACCGCTAGCAAATCTCTGTAAGACAATGAGATACGATGGCGAAACTATAACTTTTGCAGACGAGTATTCAAAATTGACACAGTTGAAATTCAATTATTGCTATTACTTTGGAGACAAAAATTGTCAGCATCTCATAGAAAAATTGGCTGACACCGACCATTATATATGCCATGATTGGATCGCATTCAATGGGGGCGGAAAGCACGATATCGACCTGATAGAAACTAACAATAAATTTGTTAAGAAAATATGGTTTTATCCTTCAGACAGAATCGATGGGAACACACCAGTTAAAGACGCATGTGTCGTTTCACACTTGGCGACGGACCAGCTATTAGAATTTGACTATTCGGAAACGATGGCGCGGTTCAAGACAGTCTATGAAATGGAATCGCGCGGCATGAAAGGCAAATTTAATGGTTACGGGCCAAACGGGAAGCCGAAGCATTATAAATTTAGAACATCCCATTCGGGCCGAGAGTTGACAAGGGGGGAGAACGGCAGATCTGATGTAGATAATATCAAAATTGCCAATTATGCCGAAAAGGCGCTGCTCGGGGAACTACGTTCGTCGCATACGAATTACAACAGACTTTTGAAAATTTTGTGAGTCATCATACGCACGTCGCCGGCATCATTCCGTTGGCAAATCTTATAACGGATCATGAATTGGATATTCCGTCGTGTTTGTTGCCGATAGACGCAAGCTTTACAGCAATTCAAAAATCAGTATTCGAATGTGCGCTCGCTGGCTGTCGAACTATATGGATTGTTGCCAACCAGGACATGGCACCGATTATCCGAAAAACTATTGGAGAATGGGTGCATGACCCGGTATATTACAACCGGAACCGAGTCAAGTTCTACCGGGAGATAAGAAAGGAAATCCCCATTTACTATATTCCCATTAGTGAGCGGGATCGTGATCGCCGCGATTCATACGGGTGGTCGGCGCTACACGGCATATATTCAGCATGGTGGGTCGCTAATAAGATTTCGAAATGGGTTATACCAGAGAAATATTTTATTTCGTTTCCTATGGGCGTGTACAATATATATCATTTAAGAGAACACCGAAAAGCCATAGCCAATCCGAATAGTAACTTTTTTATGACTCACAATGACCAGACCGTAAAAGAAAATTTACCGCTACCTTTCGCGATAAGGGGCGAAGATTATATTCAATGCCGAAGGGATGTAAACAGACTGACAACGCGCGCCTATTATCCCCCAGCCGAGGGCGAAAAATATCCTTCAAAAAAGCTGCCCCTGCAAGAAAGGTGGTCGGCTAGGAACTTTGATTTTAAATTAGTTTTTGGTAGCGCCCGAGAAGAGGACGCAGAAAAAATAGAGTTAGATTGGTTTTACGATATGTCCGCTTGGCAAGAGTATAGAAGTTTTCTTGGTTCGGAAAATACTGTCAAGAAACCGTATGAAGGCTTGATTAAACCGCGATTACATGCTAAGATGTTAACATAAGGAGTTGAGACATGGAACGGAAACAATCTAAAATCAAATATGCGAATCTTCATTCTCACACAACATGTGGTTCTATTTTTGATGCGATCGGCTATCCGGCGGAACATTTTGATTTTTGTTACGAGAACGGTGGGGATGCCATGGCGATTACAGATCATGGTAATGCAAACGCCATCCCGTACATGATTCTTCACGCCAAGAAGATGCAGGAGGCCGGCAAAAAGTTTAAACCGATCTTCGGGTGCGAAGCATATTTTATTCCCTCTATAGACGACTGGCGCCAAGAATATGTGGAAGCCATGGAAGACAAGAAGCGTGCGCGGGCTGTTAAGAAAGCCGGCCAATCCGGCGCAACGGTGGAAGATGAGAGCGACAGCAAAAAGACGCAAAACATCTTGCGCCGGCGCCGCCATTTGTTATTGATGGCACAAAACCAGACAGGCTTGAATAATCTCTATAAGCTTATTTCAGAGTCCTATAAGGCAGAAAATTATTACCGCTATCCTCGTATGGATTACAAACTCTTAAAGAAGTATAGCGAGGGCATTATTGCAGCGTCCGCATGTCTGGGCGGTGTATATGCTGGAAATTATTGGGAAAATCGGGAAAAAGGTTCCGAAGCGGTTCTAAAGGCTATGAGAAACAGTACGAAAAAAATGATTGGCATTTTTGGTGATCGGTGGTACGGCGAACTTCAGTGGAACAATATACCAGAACAGCACGAACTAAATAAGTACATTATTCAGATTTCCAAAGAATTTGATATCGGTCTGATTTCAACAGCAGACAGCCACTACCCCAGTCCCGATGCATGGCGGAACAGAGAACTCTATAAGCGCCTGGGTTGGCTGGGAAAAAGAAAACCATCATGGGCCAAAGATAACAATTTGCCGGATAGTGTAGACGATATCGGCTACGAGCTTTTTCCAAAAAATGGCGATCAGATGTGGGCGGCGTATAAGAAATATTCAAAAGAGCATGATTACGACGATCGGCTGGTTTTAAACTCCATCGAAGAAACGTACAAGATAGCCCACAAAAGAATAGAAAGTTTCCTGCCTGACAATACGGTGCGCCTTCCGTCTTTTGTGGTTCCGGCCGGCCTTTCAGCAATTGATGCACTAGTTAATTTCTCGCTTGAGGGCCTTCGGGAGAAAAATCTACATGAGCAGTCGTCGTATTTTGACCGTCTTAGTCATGAGTTACGCGTTATTGATAGTCGCGGTTTTAGCAAGTATTTCTTAACAATGAAGGCGATCTCAGATGTCGCCAACACTATGATGCTATCTGGCCCTGCGCGCGGATCCGCCGCAGGATCCTTGGTCGCGTATGCTCTCGGGATTACACAGGTCGATCCAATCAAGCACGGGCTTCTGTTTTCGCGATTTCTTCGCTCAGACGCAACTGATTACCCAGACATTGATTATGATGTGTCCGACAGCATGCTTTTGAAGGAAAAACTAGTAGAAATGTGGGGAGAGGATACAGTCGCCCCCATATCCAATTGGAACACTCTGCAGCTTCGCTCTCTCATCAAGGACATTTCAAAGCATTATGAAGTGCCCTTTATCGAGGCCAACAATGTTACTAATGTTATGCTGAAGGAGGCGACTCCGATCGCGAAAAGCAAGCACGGAATTAAGGCCGGAGTTTATGTCCCAACGTGGGAAGAGGTGATGGAATATTCGCCCTCCTTGCAGGCTTATCTTGCAAAATACCCAGCTATCAAGGCGCATGTCGAGGGATTAGTCGGGCAGGTTCGCTCATGCTCACGGCATGCCGGCGGCGTTGTTGTGGCTGAAAACTTAGATCGCAATATGCCATTAATTAACTCTGGCGGCGTTCGGCAAACCCCCTGGTCAGAGGGGCAAAACGTTCGGCATCTTGAGCCCATGGGTTTTATCAAGTTTGATCTTCTGGGTTTGGCCACTTTGAAGATGATAGAGGGCTGCATAGAACATATTCTTAGTCGCCATTGCGGAGTCGAAGAGCCCACATTCAACGACATCAAAAAGTTTTACGATGAAAATATTCACCCAGACGTAATTGACCTGAATGACAGAAAAGTCTATAAGAATACCTTCCACAAAGGCAAATGGCCCGGCGGCTTTCAGTTTACAGAGACAGGCTCTCAGAAGTTCTGTAAGAGGGTGAGCCCAAACAACATTATTGACATTTCAGCAGCCACATCAATTTACCGCCCGGGCCCGTTATCTGCCGGGGTTCATGACGAATTTATCGAAGCGATGAAGAGCCCCAGCTATATTAAATATTTATCCGAAGATGCTAGAAAGATTACAGAAGAAACTTTCGGATTTCTTATCTTTCAGGAGCAAATTGCCCTCCTCGCACACAAACTTGGTGGTTTGACGCTCGATGAGGGTAACCTGTTGCGCAAGCTGCTGACGAAGAAGGGGACTGGTAAAAACAGCATTAAGGCTAAATTATATAAGAAATTTATTGCCGGCTGTATTTCAAATAATATCAGCAGCCAAGAAGCACAGGGCCTGTGGGACAAGTTTGAATATTTTTCTGGATACGGCTTTAACAAGTCGCATGCAGTTTCTTATAGTATTATTTCCTATCAGTGCGCGTGGTTTTGGACATACTACCCAGCCGAATGGATGGCGGCCTTTTTAGACAAGGAGCCCGAAAAGAGAAAGGAAAAGGCGATTAATATTGCAAAGAGTTACGGCTTCGATATCGAACCCTTGGACATTAATCGGTCAGGTGTCGTGTGGGAAATCAGCGAAGACGGCAAAACTCTGATTCAGCCGCTCACTTCGATCAAGGGCTTGGGGATGGCGGCTATTGAACAAATTCTAAATAACCGCCCCTTCACTACCGCCGAAGATTTACTCTTCAGAGAGGAGGTAGTGTATGGCAAATTAAATAAAAAGTCGCTGGACGCCCTGTGCCGTTCTGGCGCGATTGATGATTTAGTGGACGCGCGCTTTACCGGGCGTAAACACTTTTGGTCTGCATGTATTGTAGATCGCCCAAAAAGTCTAAAGAAGTTCAAAAGTAATATAGAAATGTATAAACCAGAAGGAGATTTTACGCAACAGGAGATCATTCAGTTTAAGGCGGATCTGACAGGCGTATTTCCAATTAATTTGGTGATTGATGAAGTGACCATCGCAAGGTTGCAAGAGAAGCTGGTTCCGCCTATTTCTGAATTTGATAGGGAATTGTTGATCTGTTGGTTTATCCCGCGCAAGATCACCGAGAAGAAGACAAAAAATGGAAAACCATATTGGATTGTAGAGGTGATTGATAACAATAATGAATTAACGAAAATCAGATGCTGGGGCGTCAACCCCGAGAGAGATCGCATTTATGTTAATAGGCCATATATGGCTCAATTAAAATACGATGAGCAGTGGGGATTTTCCTCACGTGCAATTGGCAGAACATTCAAGCTGCTATCGTGAAAGTGAAAACTTAGTTTGGGCCTGTATAAGTTTTTGCTTGACAGGCGACGAGAAAGCTGCTATATTAATATCCAAGGAGGTCATTTTTGGCTAACACAGAAGAAGAAAAAAAGTTTTATGTTAAAGAATACATTAAGTCTCTCCGAGCAATCGAGGCGGCTATGGAACCGTATAAAGAGCAGAAGAGGGATCTTCGATCAGAGTATAAAGAAAACAAATGGCTGAACACTGATGAACTTCGATCCGCCGTGAAGGCTTATCGGCTTTTCAAGGGAAAGTTCGACATTGATGAGGTTATTGATAATTATCGCCTGTTGGCGAGGGAGGAAGAGTAATGATATTAAGATATACCAAGGCCCGCCCGTGGGTGGTTAGCCCCACGCGCGCCAACCCGTCAGATGCTGGATTAGATGTTTATTATTCTCCAGAGCCGGCCTTCAATTTTGTAACAGATGAATCGCGAGAACCGGACTGCGGCGGCGATACCCACCACATGTTGCAGCCCGGCCAATCTAAGATCTTTCCAACTGGCTTGAAGTTCGAAGTCCCGCATGGATATATGTTGGAGGTTAAGAATCGTTCGGGCAATGCTGCGAAAAGAAACTTGGTTGTCGGCGCATGTGTCATCGATTCTGGCTATAGCGGCGAGGTATTCATAGACCTCCACAACATCGGAACAGAGGAACAGGAGATACACGCAGGAATGAAGATAGCCCAATTGGTCCTTTTGCCCGTAGTCCACTTTCAGCCGGTCGAGAGCACAGAAGAAGAACTGTATAAATACCCAGTAACAATTTCTAACAGGGGCGCCAACGCCCTAGGGAGTACCGATGGATAAATCGACACAAGACACCATGTTTAGTTCAAAATCAGCGGAGTGGGCGACACCGCAGCACTTTTTTGACAAACTTGAGGAATTTTTCGGAACTTTTACCCTCGATCCGTGTTCGAACGCCTCCAATTATAAGGTTAAAAATCACTTTACCGAAAAGGATGACGGGCTCGCTCAAGATTGGGGAGGTCATAACGTTTTTATGAATCCCCCCTACGGACGCACAATCAAGCATTGGGTCGAGAAGGCTTATAATGAAAGCCGGAAAGAAAACACTACCGTTGTGGCGCTTCTTCCCGCGCGAACTGATACAAAGTATTGGCATGAATTTGTGATGAAAGCAGAAGCTTTATATTTTGTGAAGGGCCGCCTGAAGTTCGGAAACGGAGATGGCAGCGCGCCGTTTCCTTCGGTGGTCGCTCTTTTTAAGAGGGTCGATGGCCCGGCGGCCATGCCGCGATTAGGTGTTTTATTGGCAAAAGAAAAAAGAAAATGAACAGGAAGCAGAGAAAGCGCGCCGCCCGACGACGACCGCGCCGCCGCAACGCGAGATCTCGCGCTCTCGCTAGCAAAAAGAGAGATCCGAAGCAGCTAATGGCGGATAAAGTTCAATTATTTGGTAAATTGCCGCGTGCATGTGATTTGTGCCAAGAACCGTTTGATAAAAAGGATAAAAGCATGGCTCTTTCATGGAGTGTAGTGGTAAGACAGGAAACAGTTAGATTATTTTGTCCAGTATGTGTTAACAAGGTTCAAACCTTAATTAATAAAGGAGAGGGATATGAGTCGTAGAGGGAGTAACAGGAGCCGCTACCGCCGGCAAGAATTGCGTGAGCAGGCCATTATATTCGCGGAAGCCCGCGCCACGCGGTCACCGAAACAACAGCTTGCACTACTTGATTTGCGTTTGGGCGTTGGTATGGGCGCTGCGAAAGAACGAGCCGCGCTAGCCGCCTTGATAGAAGATAGGCGTAAAAACAAAAAAGGAAAAGTACAAAATGGTAAAAAGACTAAGCAAAGAGGCGCTGCAAAAAATACTAGCAGGAAAAACTAAAGGATCTGCATCAATTGCTATAAAATTTTATAGTAACAACTGCCATTATTGCCATGCCCTAAAATCAGCTTACGAAGATGTGCAAAAGGAATACGAGGACATTCTGTTTTTCGCCTTTAACATCGAAGATCATCCAGGGTTGGGTAAGATTTTAAATTTTCAGGGGGTACCGACAATCTGCACAATAAAAATTGACAGTGGCCGCCACCGAATTCGTGTTATGCCGGATCCAGAGAAGCCCAATGGAGATACTTGGTATAACATATCCGATGTTAAGGCTTTTATAGGACAAATATGAAAGACTTGTGTTTTAGATAGGGAGGGCAAATGTCGCACGATATAGATTACGGTAATTTAACAAAGAGAATCGTTTTTACCGAGAACGATCACCGACACGCGCAACTTGTTTTAAAATTGAAATACTTGCGAATGTCTCAATCCGCCTTTTTTAGATATATAATCACCGGCTTTCTGGAAGAAGATCCCAACATAATCAAGTACATTGATCGTGTTTCCAATAGATCGAAATCAAAAAAAGCGAAGACCGCGAATCTTAAAAAAAAAGGCCAACAGAAATTACAAGATTTGGCGCTATCTGATGGGGATGTGGAAAATTTATTTGACATGATTGAGCAAGATCATCCCGATTTGTGATTAAATTGCAAATTTGTTTATTACGTAGCACTTTTTTAGGGCGCTTATCATTTGTGGCCACTAATTAAAGGTGAGTTTGTATTTAAGGGAGAATTAAAATGGCTCGTAAAAAGCTTTTAACAGAGACGGAAATCCGACGTTTCATGAAGTTGGCTATGATTCGGCCAGTCGGTGCTGCGGGCCTGAGAGAAGGTGATGAGTACCCGGGCCAAGATGAAGATGAAGAAGAAGAACCAGTGCCGGGCGAAATGGAAATGGGAGGCCCGGAAGATGGCGAAGTAGAAATGGCCGATCTGGAAGAGCCGCCGGCCGAAGACGACATGGAAGCAGACATGGACATGGACATGGGCATGGACGCGGACATGGGGGGCGACGTTTCCGAAGGAGATGTGGTTGATATTGTTTCAACAATTGCTGACGCGCTAGGGGACAAATATGGAATCATGGTTAGCGTCGAAGGTGGCGATGAAGAAATGCCGGAAGAAGGGGGTGAAGACGAATTTCCCGGCGATGAAGAAATGGGCTTTCCCGGCGGCGACCCCCTGGGCTTTCCCGGTGATGAAGAAGGAGATCTCGGTATGGCATCAGAAGAGGAAGAAGAAGAAGAAGAAGAGATGATGGCCGAAGTAGCCCGCCGAGTTGTCGCGCGATTGAAAGAGAGTCGGAAAAAGCGCGCTAGCGCCAAAAGGCGCCCTGCATCGCCCAAGCGAGTCAAGCGAGTCAAGAGAGTCGATAGACTATCTGAACAAATTGCCGGTAGGGTTTATGCGCGCCTCAATGGCGTACCTTCTGCCGGCGCTAAAGCCCGATCGAGAAAGCGCCCCAGCCGCGAACAGTTGTCGGAACAATTAGCTGAGAGAATTTTTGCGCGCCTCACAAAATAGTAGTTGACTTCTCGTCACTGATGGGCTATAATAACCACTAGTACTCCTAGTGGTTATTTTTTTAAGAGGAATTTATGGAACATCCATGGTTATTTTACGCACTGTTTTTTATACTTGGTTATGTAACTTGCAAAACGTTTTATTTCTTCAATTCGGCTAGAAAAAGCCTGAAACTGTTGCAGTTGAGCCAAGTAGTAAGTTTGTTTATATTGGCAAGTTCAATGGAGCATTTCCAATATTCTAAAACGTACCGCCTCAATACGATGCGCGAGGAAAATGAAAGCGAGCACAACATTAATGCCTATCTTGCGCGCCACGAAGAAGAAGTCGCGCTCTTCAAGGCGCGCTCGATTGCCGGCATAGTAGAGATTCACGGAGAATTGTTTAGCTCCGTGATCACTTTTGAAGATTGGACCGGCGCCATGGCATATTTAGAGGAAAACAAACCACTGATTGTAGACTTTATTTTAAGGAGCCAAAATGATTAAAAAAATATTAGAGAAGATAGGGAATATGCTAACAACCGGTGACGAAGAAAAGAAACTTGTAATAATGGGCCTCGACGCGCCCAAAGAGCCCGACACAAGGCTGGTAGGTCTGTTCGCTGATATACGAGAAGAGAAAGTGGCCGAGGTGATACATATGATGTTGATCATGAATGAGGCCAATAAAGCCGAACTAGATGTAGAAAAGAAAAGGGGTATCGAGTTCTACCTTTCAACATACGGGGGCTCTGCTGACGACATGTTTGCCCTATACGACATCATGAAGTTGGTGCAGAAAGATACCGATATTAGTGTAACCGGCATGGGTAAGGTTATGTCTGCCGGGGTCTTAATTCTCGCGGCCGGAACCCCCGGCAAAAGGAAGATCGGAAAAAACTGCAGAGTGATGCTCCATTCAGTCATTGGCACAAATGCCGGCAATATCCACAATCTCATGAACGAGATGGAGGCCATACAGGATCTGCAGGATACGTACATAGATTGCATAGTTCAAGAAACCAAGATGACGAGGAAGCAATTAAAAAAAATGCTAGAACGCAAAGTGGATATCTATTTATCAGCAGAGCAAGCGGTTGAGTATGGTATTGCTGACGAAATTATTTGAGGTTATTACATGTCTGAATTAAGAAAAGTACTGCAAGAAGAGTATTCCAAAAAAGAATCCTTAATGTCAACAGATTCTTTGATTGAGATGATCGAAGAGATGATGATTTTGGGTGAATCGTTGGGAATCTTGACGGAGATTGAAAGCGCCCCGGGAACTATTGCCGGTGCAGAGGCTCACCTTCAGAGAGAAAGGATTCTTCGGCGCGTACCTATTCCACAGTTTTCTGAATTGGGATGGGGTACTGCTGCGACAGGCGATGGTGTTCAAATTGCAATTCCTTCGTCTGTTGAAAGAAGCGCATTAGCGCTGTATTTGAATAATATTGGCGGCACCAACCTTAAAGAGAAGATAGAGAACCTGAACGGGTTTATAAATGACCCTCCGGTAGACGATATTAAAGCTTCAATGTCATTTTTAGTTTTTTACAGAACACTTTCAATGATTATACACCACTTCAATCCGTCTTCAGCCGGCTTTCTTTTTGAATCTTTTCTCGCCGTTCTCTTAGATTCTGATAGAGGCCGACAGGTTCCTGCGTCAGACGGTAAAACTATTGCAGATATTATAGTTCAAGCCCCCGGCGCCGATGGTACTGAAGTCTATATATCCATTAAATTATACTCTGAAACGTCGTTAACAGTCGGGGGTTCGTTCAGACAACTTATTGACGACCTAACCGGCGACTACAATCCAATGCAGTATTTAGTAGTCACCAAGGGCATTAACGCGGACACCAGAGAAGTTAACAGATTAAATTTCTATTCCTTCACATTAAATAGAGATAATGTTGTCGGCGCTTTTCATTTTTTGAACCCGAGATTACTAAAGGTCCCCGACATATTTAGCTCAGAAAATGCCGTCGAATATGCGCGCATGCAGCAATTGCCGGATGATAATCCCGATAGCCTTGAAAAATATTTAACTCTGCCTCCTAAAGCCCTTGTGGATATTACAAATAATTTCGAACAATTTAAAGAACAAGTTACGGAAAGTCTAGCTGACGTTGATTCATCTATAGGCCGCATGATAAACGCGCGTAACGAAGAAATAAAAGGACTTAACAGCGCGCTCCAGTCCACGCGCGCGAAAACAGCATGGTCATCATTAGCAAAAGACG